ATAAACACACAACCCTAATCGAGCCGCACGAGCTTGATTGGCTTAAATCTATGGCTGCTGGACGGTCGTTGGGGGTGGCAAAATGATTAAGGTAGGCGATAAGGTTCTAGTAACTGTAGATAACTGGTTTCATGCTCCAGACGGAAAGTCGTATCGGTCTGTATTTGGTACGGTTAACGCGATCAGCGGCGACCAAGAAACTCTAGGAATTCGCACAAATGCACGATCCGCAAATTGGTACGCGACTATTGGAAATGTTCTGATTGCAGGATGCCAAATCCATTACGCGCTCAAGACGGACACTTGTAACACTGGCGCAGTTGATGACTTCAGAGAGGTAGATGGCGAGATCAAGAAGTTCTGCCGTCCATCCTACATTTACAGGGCAGACCAATGACAACCCTAATCACCCTATACCTACTATTTGGCCTGCTGTCGTACTGGCCGGTAGTTTATTTAAATGCGGGTAAAGATGAACTAAAGAATTCATACTGGTATCAATTCATCTCTTCATGGGTGCTGTGGTGCATATTCTGGCTGTACTGGAGTATAGTTGAGGCTTGGTATTGGTGGAGGGCGAAGAAGTGATTGAGAAAGGTAAGATTTCTTATCCTATTGCGCAGGTGCTTGGCGACGATGTTGGTGAATTCTGCAAGGTCATCGCAATTATTAAAAGCTGCAAGACTCAAGCCCAATGGGATGTAGCTCAAAAGGTTGTCGAGCAATATGGAAACAACACGTCACGACAGTTATTGTCCGAGCAAATCACCTTAAAATATGCATACAAGGAGCTAAGAAACTACGGCATTATGCTAGCTGAATTGAGCAATCAACTGATCGACGTATTGGATACGCCGGCATACTGGAAAATCGGAGCCACCTAAATGACCACAATCAACGACCTAGACCAAATCAATGCTGAGGCGATGATGACCATGTGCGAGCTTGGGTATGCTCGGTATGAGCGGTTTCGTGCTGGCTTGAAGATGGACGATACGGCATGCGAGAAGCTTCGCCAGTTCATCCACGCCAACGCAGATCGCGAGCATGAGCTTGAGTTGCGAATTAAATGCGCGCCGATGTACAAACCTATGGCATAATAACCACAACAGCGCGCTATCCTCTGACTCGTTACGTTAGCGCCTTCTAATCTCGCTACCCCCTCCGGTGAGATGCTGCACCCTTAGACCACCGTGAACCGTCAGGTGGTCTTTTTTTGTCTGGTGCTTGCGTATCTTTGTTTTTGTGCTAATATCCTTTCCGTGGTGAATGCGCAGGCTGATGCGACTACACTGATCCAGGGCTGGTTAAGATGGAGAACCCAGCAAGCCGGAGATCAGCACCGGCCACCACAGCCAGGATAGTGCGAAAAAATTGGGCTTAAAGATACAGGCGCACAAGGTTCGCTGGGACCATTACCAGTTGACTGCCGTGAATAGCGCGGCCTTGAATTATGCGGGTATAACTCAGTGGTAGAGTGTCAGCCTTCCAAGCTCTTCGTCAGGAGTTCGAATCTCCTTACCCGCTCCAACAAGGGTCTATAGCATAATCGGTTAATGCGCTTGACTCATAATCGAAGGAAGCAGCGGTTCGAAACCGCGTAGACCCACCATACACAGTGGTCCCATGCACGGTGTAAGGATCGAGTCAGTGACCTCTAAGCTGATTCAGCCCGCACATGCGGGTACGGATCTTACGTTCATACGCGGCGTAAGACGCTGACGAGTAGCCGAGCATGTTCAGCCATGACGCTAGATTAAAAGGGCCGACTACGAGAGCGGTACATGGCTAGCGGATCTACGAAAAGACGAGGGAAGGCCAAGATACTTTGGGAAACGCCTATCCTTCGACGGATACCTGAGCGGGGCAAAGAGCTGAAAGCCCGACATGGTGATAACGCCGTCCACACCTCCAGCCCGCACACGCGGAATGTAGCTCTTGAAGCACTATTAAAGACTGGTGACGACCGGTTAAAGTCGTCCAGCAGTCGGTATGCAACCTGTTAACTCAGAGACAGCAGATTGAGGGGCGCACCTAGTTAAACACAGCCAGTTAGTCAGAAATGGCTAGACGGGCTTTTTATTGCCTATCGAAAAATAACTGTTGACTCTCAATCCTGGCAGGTGTAGATTTGGCTCATCGAAACGAACAACGGAGCAAGACGAGATGAAAGCAAAAGTAATCAACCTGCTGATCAAAGGCGGCTTCAATCAAGAGTCTGTAGCTGCAATGATCGAAGCCAATTTCGACTACGCCGTAAAAACCTATCCTGAAGCTAAGGCGCGTTTCTTGGCAGACGTAGTTAGCGCGCTGTAATGCAGGTTATCCGGAAAGAGGTCCACATCTCCGATGTCAAGATTGGAGACTGCATTGAACACCAAGGCAGGCTTATGACGGTTTGCAGAAAAGACATAAAGAAAGGATTTATGGGCCTAACAATTTTTGGTGACTCTTATCGACTTGGACGACAGCTTGTCGTTAGGGCAACACCAATTCACGTTATGCCAAAGCTTCCAAATCAAGCCCCTTAATTGGGGCTTTTTATTGCCCGCAGATAGGCGCATACTGAGCAAAACCACCAGAGGTAACTGCCGTGCGCTTGCTTCTCATTTCCATAATCATGCTGTCAGGCTGCACATCTATCCAAGCACACCGCGTAAACGACACGCGATGGTCAGACTACAACTACCAGATCATGCTTGAATGTGGCGCGATGTATTCAAGTGACGCCGACTACTCTGAGTGCCTGCTGATAAACAATGCCACCATTTAGCCATGGCACGGAAAATGGTATGATTTGTCCAATGCTTACATTCCTAAAACTACGACAGTGTGAATATGAAAATGCCCGATTCTCCAAACGGCTGGTTTAACCTGATTTCAAACTTGCCGGGACCGTTGCAGGCGTTCGGCGCTGCCATCATCACGGCTGTATTGCGCGTGTACTACGATAAGACAGAGACAAGCTGGCAGCGTGTTGGGCTTGAGGGTGCGTTGTGTGCGTGCCTGGCTACCGGCCTGTCGATGGTGTCAAGCTACTTCGGTCTCCCTGAAAACTACGGCGTATTCATCGGGACATTCGTCGGCTTCATTGGCGTGATTAAGTTCCGAGAGTACATGGCTAGGCTGCTGGATAAGCGGACTGAGTGACCAGCCGTGCTAAGATAAGCCTCTGTAATGGAGGCTTTTTTATGGCTAATAAACCAGTAGTTCACACCGGGGATAAGAAGTCTACGGTAGGTCGTGCGCGCATGTTTGAGACGCCTGAAGATCTGCGCGAATCGTGCATGGCGTATCTTGAGTGGGCAGACGCTAACCCTCTATACGAAGAGAAGCACTTCTGTGCGCAGGGGCAAATCCTTACCGCACAAATGAAGAAGCCTCGCGCCGTGACCATCACCGGCCTGTGCCTGTACCTCGGCATACATCGCCATACCTGGCAGAACTATCGCATCAGCGAAGAGTTCGACCTTGTGTGCGATGAGATCGAAGACCGCATGAAGCAGTACAAGTTCGAGAATGCCGTTGCCGGTCTCATGAACCCTACTTTGATTGCGCGGGATATTGGGTTGGTAGAGAAGTCGAGCGTTGACCTGACTAGCGGCGATGGCACGATGAGCCCGCAGCAGCTTACCTTCAACATCATTAAGCCAAAAGATGCAGTTTGATATCTCGTCGGCCTACCTGCCATTTGTTGACCTTGAGAATGTAGCTACAAGGCGCGAACTGCTGCGCGATGCTCGCTATCACATCATGGAGGGTGGTCGCGGTGGCGGAAAGAGCCATTTCATAGCTGAATTGCTAGTCGTTGAGGGATATCTACAGCCTCAGCGCATTCTTTGTACGCGCCAGATCCAGAAGTCTATCAAGGCTTCCGTTCTCCAGCTCCTAGCTGACAAGATCGAAAAGCTTGGACTGTCTTGGTTCTACGATGTGCAGCGAACTCAGATCGTCGGCAAGAATGGCACTGTGTTTCTGTTCGAGGGCCTGCAATCCAACATTGACAGCATTAAGTCGATGGAAGGCATAACCCGCGTATGGATCGAGGAAGCGCATGGGGTTGTCGATGATTCTTGGGCCGTTCTGATCCCGTCCATTCGTGGTGCCGGCTCTAAATTCATCATCTCCATGAATCCTGGCAACATCATGGACGCGAGCTATGTTCGGTTTGTCGCTAATCCGCCGTCTAGCAGCATTCACCGCAAGATTAACTACGACTCCAACCCGTTCTTCCCTGAAGTGCTAG